GGGGCTCAAGGGTGGCGGGGAATGGCCCGCCCGCCCCTGGACCCGTACAGCACTGGAAAACGTAGATCCCAAGAAATACTTTGAGACTATACTTAGAAGAGAGTTAGATGGCTAGTGTAAATCAAATACGCGGCCTGATTAACTCGGCTATTGGATCCAAATTAGGAAACTATAACCTTCCGGATGGATCTACGTCCCCCGCCCTATGGGTACGGGGCCAGCAGCAGGTTCCCAAAGACTGGACAGTCACCGGCATCGAGTGTGTCATCGACGAAGTCCCCGAAATGGTGAACAAGCCCACCTTGTCCCAGCAGGTTGTTTTAGACGTCCGTTGGCCGATCTATTTAACTAGCTACGACACGGCTCAAACACTAGCCGAGGTGCGCGAGCTTCTCTTTCAGTGGTTCCCTGATATTCAGGATCCCGTATATGTCTCCCAAACAGACATTTCGTTTGAAACCCTGAAAGTATTTATCCCCGATTACTCAATTCAACCTGAGAGAGGCTAATGGCTAATCTTCCTGGTGGTGCATTTGCCAAGGGGCGGGACCGTATTGTACGTGTCGCTGACCCCGGCAGCACCCGCAAATCATGTGTCGTGACCGCCGGTGTTATTACGCCTCCGTCCGGTCTGACCTACAAGTTCCTGAAAGGCGCGACCCGCGCTGAATTCACTCCCGCCCCAAACTCTCAAGAGTTCTTCCTTCTGGGTGATAGTGGCTGGAGAGATTCCGTGGGTGTGACCCAGGCTGGTGAGCTGGCGTGCTCCGCGTTCTTCGTTAACAGCCTAGGCGCGAACAACACTCCCAACGCCGATATCGACGACGCCCTAAGGCTCGTGATTGAGGCAGAGTCTAACCCCGACACGGAGGTTTGGGTGGAGATGTTCACCTATCTTGGCGCTGACAACAGCGGTGCACAAAAGTACCATGCTCGTATGTTCCAGGCTTGCGTGACTGGCGTATCTGAGGCTGCACCATCCGACGGCCTGATCGAATATTCCTGGACATTCCAGTCCCGAGGTGAAGTCTGGTCTGGTATTTTTGACAATGGCACCACCCAGCTGTCTGTCTACTGATGAAATTTGACCTGCTGGTCTCAATGGACAAGCGGTCATACTTCATCAACTGTGTAGTGACTCAAGACATACTCGAAGTGGGGGCAGTTTATATTGCCCCCTTTTCGCGTTCACCCATGGTGCTAATCGCAGAAAACGATGTTAAATTGACCGTGGTTATCCCACCGGAGGCGGTTGATAGTCAAACCGAACTGGTGGCTTCAGACACATCCTTTTACATAGACTGATGACCCGTTATTCAAAACTCTTCTTCAAGGAGAAGGAATACCACCAGATCCTACCTTTTCGCTTCCCGATCTATAAGGACCTAGTCGCGGGAGAAGCAGAGGGTGTAGAAGGGATTGCCCGCAAGCAGGCGCAGAACACATATGCACTGCTAAAGATCGCAAAAGTAGTCGCCAAGAAGCGCAAGATTGGCGTCAAGGATGCTCTGGAGTTGCTGAGCAACACCGACAGCGATAATGAAATTCTGTACGAGCATGCTGAAGAGCTGGCCGAATTGCAGAAGGAATCAGCAACGGTTGCCGAGCAGCAAATCGAGATGGTCACCTTATTCCTCCGCTATCGAGGTGAGGCGCAGGACGGCGATCAATGGGCTGAAACCAGAGACTGGACACGAGAAGACACACTCCTAGTGCCAAGCAAGCTACTAAATGAGATCTTCGAGTTCATCAACTGGGAGCGAAACGGATGGCCATCCGAAGGCTCTGAGGGAAACTAAAGGAGAGTGAGGTAGATCCCGAGCAGCTCTACGAGAAGCATCGGGACTACCTCGCTCAAAAGCCTATAGACATAACCAAGCTTTACCTCCAAATTAGGACCGGTGCTCTAGCCCAGGAGTATGACCGTCAAACCTTCCTCCGCACCCCAATAAAAGAGATTTACACAGTCCTGGAGTTTGCGTTCGAAGAAGAAAAGCGAAAGGCAAACATTGAGTCAATATCAACGGCAAAGCTTGCGTTAATTGTCGTACAAGTAGCTCAAGGGCTGGCTGGAAGCAAAAATCCCAGCAAGATAAGTATTGACGATATTCTGCCGTTCACCCTTAACGAAACGGCCTCACAGCAACAGACCGAAACAGCAGAGGCGATAAGTAGATTAACGCGAGATGGGAGGCTGCCGGTGCACGTCATAGCGGCAGTGAGCAAGGTCGTAGCATTTAGAAAGCCCAGTTAAAATTAGGAAACGGATAGGGGTATCGTGGCATCTCTCGGAGACCTTACACTATTTATCTCCGCTGAGACTGGCCGAGCGCAGCAGTCCATAAAGGATCTTGGAAATACCGCAGACAGCGTAGTTGGCAAAAAGCGCGAATTTGACTTTTCAATTAACAAAGCCGCTAACAATATCCGCGCCCTGAAGCGTGATATTGAAACTATTGGCGATACCGTTAAAACAACCTATGCAGTAATAAGAAAAACACCGCTATTTGCCGACAGATTAAAATCAGCCGAAGAGCTTGTTAATACAACCAAAAAACTAGGCAGCATATCAAGAGATCTTAAAGAAGGGGCGAAGGCTGGAAATATCCTTAAAGGCAGCTTTGACGCTGCTTATGGCGGAGTAGTAAAGCTTACTAACAGCCTCGCGAAGGTTGGATTTGCCCTTTACGGCATCCAACAGATTACTGGCGCGGTGAAAGGCGCCTTTAGCGGCGTTTTTGACGCAACTATCGGGCAATCGATCAAACTCCGCGAACAAATACTTAAAACTCAAACCGCCATAGCCTCTACCAACGATGTTTTTGTTGGCGGCAAAAAGATTGAGGACCCGTTCCAGAAGATTGTCGGGTTGACTGGCGCGATTGAACAGCGGATCGAGAGTATTAGAGAACGTGCCCTGGACCTAGCTGGAGTAACAAGCTCCGAGGTGCTTGAGGTCTTCTCGATGGTCTCCTCGCAGATTGGTTCCGTCGGGGGGAGCTTGAAGGATGCGGAAGACCTGGCCATCGCCTTCTCCGGGGCGCTGGGAACCTTCGGGATTCCCTTGTACCAGGCACGCCAGGAGATCGGCTCGATTCTTCGAGGAGACATCACCACTGACTCCTACCTGGCGAAAGCGCTGGGCATCACAAACGAAGACGTCCAGAAAGCCAAAACATCAACTGAAGGGATTGTTGGTTTCCTGAACAAGAAACTGGCCGTAGCAGTCGCAGGTCAAAAAATTGCTGCTCAAAGCTTTAGCGGCGTCGTTTCAAACCTAAAAGATTTTGTGGAGTTGTTGGGCGAGAAGTTCGGCGGACCTCTCGTAGACCCTTTAGTGGCCGGTTTGAATCGGGTCTATGGCATTCTTGGCAATATTAAAAATCAAGCTTTCGAAGCGGCCAAAGCATTAGGTGGAGGATTAGGAAAAGCTGCCTCAATTATCGGAACCCAATCAATCAGTAAATCCGTCTCATTTAGTGGAGGAAACGCTCAGGCTAACAAAATGGCGGATGCTGCCGCCCAATCCGTTGACAGATTAAGCACAAAGATTGCAGCCTTAGCCGCTGATATAGCTACGCCACTGCGAAATGTATTTGACCTCATCAACGCCAGCCTCGCAAAATTACTGCAGGGTCTAGGAGCCCTGGCCGCCGGCTTTGTCAGCCTGAATGTTGAAGTATTCAAACAACTGCTACAAGCGTTTCAAAACCTCCTCGCGGCCGCTCAGCCGCTGATCTCAGCGGGATCCAGTCTTCTATCGGTTTACGGGCAGTTTCTGCAGCTTCCCTTTGTTCAGCAAATGAGTGCCTTTGCGGCGCAGTTCAAGCTTCTGGAAGCTGTTGGCGTCATTGGGTTCGTGAAGCTCATCGGCGCCGGCTTCGCATTTAATGCGATGTGGGGAGGGGTGGTCAATGCAATAAGAGTAGGCGTAACAGTAATTATTACCACGTTGGTCAAAGCGCTGACGCTGGTGAGCACGCTGCTGACTGCTGTTGGCCAAGCATTAACTGTATTAGCAGCGCGCCTAAGCGCCACCGTCCCTGCTGTAAGCGCGCTAGCCGCAGAGCTATTGAAGACCGGAGCAGCAGCACAAGGGGCCGCAGCCGGAATGACATCGGCCGGTGCTGCTGCTGGAGCACTCGGCGGCAAGGTCATGGGAATGATGCTGGCCTTTGTTAGGTTCAATGCCATCTTGCTGGCAGTTACGATTGGCATCACTGTTCTCATTGATAAAATCGGAAGATACCAGCGAGAGCAGGAAAAGCTTGGCGTTGAACGAAGAGGCCGCGAGGCTATTAGGCAATTAGGTAGCGAATTACAGTATGTAACCGAAAATTCAACAGCGGCGGAGAGAGCACTTAAAGATCTTAAGGAATCTCAGGCGCAGGGTCTGCTGTCACAACTCAAAGACGACTTTAACGAAGCGGACAAGAAGGTCGATGAGCTGACTGCAAAGATCAAGAAACTCAAGCAAGATCTAAAGGGTAGAGAATCATTTGCTTTTGGTCTCGACTTTGAAGGAATAGCCAGTTACAAAGCAGAGATCGCGAAAGCAGAAGGAGAGCGGCGTAAAGCTATTGGTGAGCGGTCTAAAGCAGAAAAACAGTATGTAGATCAACTTACTGAGTACGAAAAGACAAAGAAAAAAGCAGCTCTTAATGAGGAGGTCACAACTCGCTCTAACTCCTTAAAAGACGCCAACGAGAAACTTGCCCAGCAGCAAAAGCAGTTAGCCCGCGATGTCGCCAATAGCGAGTTCAGCGCTCGCATGGAGCTGGCGCGTAAGCAGATCGAGGTCTTTCAAACCGGCGAAGCACTTCGCATCCGTCAGGCCGATATCTACAACCGGAAGATCATTGATGGTCAGGAAGGAGCCTCGGCGGCAGCGCTGGAAGCCCTAAACACCTATCTCACAGAAAAAGACAGAGGCGAAGTCAACCTCGAAGCTAAGCGAAGGGAGTTCCAGCTCCAGGCCGCTCAGATAGAAAAAGAAATAGAGAACTACAAGTTCGATATCGCGCAAAAAATCTTGGAGCTCAAGAAGCAGGGCGCCAAGATTGACATGGATACTGCTGACTATGTGAAAAA